GAATCAGGAGATTCCTGGACACCGTTGAGGCTTTCATAGAGAAGTTTATTGACCTCCGCTCCAAGAGGGTCTTTGTCTAGATCCTTACCACTGTTGGCGATATCGCTTGCAAGGTTGCCATCCTCGCTACCACCTTTACCTAATGCTGCATCGATAAGACCGCGGCCCTTCCCGGCGACATATCCGCCGCCGCCCATGACACCAGAAAGTGTCACAACTGACGGCCCAACTTCTTGAAGGGCTTTTTTGTAACTTTCAGGGTCAGAAAACGACATGGGGTTCCCGTCGCCAAGGCCCATCTCATTTTCGGCAATGTTCTGTCCGATTTGGGTGATTGTCTCGGTTGAAAGCTCTCCACCAAGAGATGTGACTATTCCACCAATAATTTTTTGAGTCGCGCCGGTTGCTGCGCCCTTGAATATCTTGCCGATGCCGGTAAGAGAAAGAGCAGTGCCAACCGCCTCTGGCCCCGCCTCCCATAAAGCATGGTCATCCCTGACTGCTTCTGTTCTGGTAAGAAGCTCGCCACGTTCTTCATCAGTAAGCCTGCCGCCCTTTGTTTTTTCGGCAACGTCGATCAACTGTCTGGTGATATTCGCCTTATCCATTTTGTAGGCCGCCGCACCAGCACCGGCAAGCGCACCTCCTGCCGTTCCCCATAGACCGACTGCAGAACCCAACGTACCACCGGCAAAACCGGCCCCCATTGCGACAGCGGAAAAACCTGTGCTGGCGCTGGTGTCTTGAATATCTCCCCTGGTTATTGCCCCGCTTTCAGAAAGGAATCCAGGAAGCGGGAAAACCTTCTTTGCGCGATCCTCGGGTGACAACTCTGCGGCCCGTTGTTCGGTCCTTTGTTTTGCGGCTCTCTGCCATTCATCGGCGAAGGTAACTCTCGCGTCCGGGTCGTCGTCTTCAAGCAATCCGCCTATCGCGCCTTTCGTCTGGATGGGGACATCATAAAGCATTTTCCCCACATCCTTGACGCCCCCGGCGACATCGCCAAGTGTCCCGAGAACTGTCCTCTCCGGTCCTTGTGGCTGAGTAGTGTTCGCGATAGAATCTACCTGATCAAATGCGCTGTTGCTTTTTCCTGCTGTCGCGTTTTGCACCGGAGGCGGTACAGGATCGGAAGCGTCGATAGATGAGGATATTTGAGAATCTACATCATCAAAGATGTTGCCCATTGAATATATCCTAATTAGTTGAATTTACTTTTCAATGTCTTGTATGTGTCGGGGTCGTTTTTGGCAAGATCAAGGAGAACTGACATCTGTTTAGGCGAGGCATTGTCCTTGTTGAATCCATCGCCGAAAAGATCATCGATATAACCTGGAGGGTACACAAACCTTCCTGTCCCTGGGCGCTGAACGCCTTTTTTGTCAAACTCAGGTTTTACATATGTCGGGACATCACCTTTGTCCTTTCTCTCATCCTTGTTTGCCAATGTCTTCAGTTCGGTGGCAATAGCGCTTTTCCTCTTCGGATCATCTGTAGAGAGATATTCCTGATGCAGTTTATTGATCGTGTCGACCTGCGCGAGTTTCCCTTGATTCAATGCGTTTAGTGAATCTGTCCTGGCCTTATCATTTTTCAGCCTTTCAGAGTTGAATTGTTGATTGGCCTGGTTATTGGCAACCGATGCTGCGAGAGAAAGTCCCTGAATATCCCGGCCGGCTGCGGCGTTCTCCGTGTCAGCGATAGCTTTCTGTTCGACGATATCAAGTTCTCTTTCTTTTATGCCTGTCCTCACCGCATTACGGGCATCGCGCCTTTCCGCGGCATTGGCGATGACCTTACTGTCTTTGGCCGCCGCCTGCTTCCATGTCGCGCTCGGTCCTGTCGGCGAGTATTGCGCCGGCATTGTAACGCTGGCGAGTGACTGTCCTACGCCACCATTGATAACTTTATCTGCATTCATCGAGGCGCGTTGCCCTTGGGTCAAGCCGGCCAGGCTGTTGGCATTGTTGTATCGATTGATCTGCGCGGTCGGGCGCACAGGATCTTTCATGAAGGCCTGTCGCTGTTCCGGGGTAGTTTCCGGAGAAAAAGAGACATCAAGGTTGCCAACCTGTCGGAGACTGCCAGCAGGAATCTCAGTAGCCGGTCCGGACGGTGGCCTGCTGCCCTCAAGAGCATTGGCCGTCTTGAAAGCGGCGACATCTCCAAGTGCTTTACCTCCTGCGTTCCCTGGCCCGACATTGGTAAGCATGATAGGCCCTGTGGTGCGGTTTGTATCATAAAGGGCTGGATCGTTCGCAGGATTTGCCACAGAAAGAGGAACAGCAGCTCCTGGCATTGATGGCATGGCCTTGCGTTGCTGTCCAGGTAAAACTACCTGGTTGTTTGGCTGGACTGTGCCTGCGTCGGGCGGTTTCGGAATCTGGATAGGAGGCGAGGTGGTTGCAGCGTCACCTATAGCGTCTTGTCGCGTCAAATTATTGTCAAAATAAACACCTTGCCCATTATTCATTCTTTCTTTTGCATGAGCAACCGCCTTGTTAACAATATCGTTGGTAGGCTTGCCGCCGTTCGCTAGGTGCTGAATTTCAGCTTGTGTTAGAGTGGGAACAATAGATGGAATATCCATCTCTTTGCCGCCAATGTTTACCCCAATTGTTAACTCAGTCATCGTTTTGCCGCCGGCTGCCGGTATTGAACCAAGAAAGCCCGCGCCTTTGGCTGTGCCGTTTGGTCTTATAAGATCGTTCTGCGCGTCGGCCGGCTGGCCGGCGAGTAGTCTATCGGTAGCCGGATTCACGTTGAAGTCGTTGTTGCCTGGTCCACCTTTGTAGCCGGCAACAACATTACCACCGACATGAGCAAATGACCGCGGGACAACGGTCGCTACATCGGCAAAGGTGCCGGCCACGGCTTTCCCTGTAGTTTTTATGGCCGGCACCACATCGCGAAGGCTCTTCCCTACCGTCACACCAAGGTTTTCCTGCGGTCCTGACTGAGTATTGACGAAGTCGGCCAAGGTATTTCCGGTCACATCGGGGCCGACATCGGCCGGTGGCGAAGCAGGAACAAGTGCGGGCGCCATTGCCAACCCCTGTTTTCTGTCCATAACCTTCTGATGTGCTGGCGATGCTCGCCGCCTTCTATCCTCTTGTCCAAGTATCGGCTCTCCGACACCACCTGCAGGACTAGGGCTGTTCTCAGGAGCAAATGCGCCACCAGAAAGGTTCGGGTCGATCTTTGATACTGCCGATGTGTTGACATGAAACCGTGGACCAGAATTTTGCGGGACAAGATCCTTTAGGCCAGAAACTGCGGCACCAGCCTGGTTCGCGATATTGCCTGCCTGATAACCAACTGAGGCACCTGGGGGAAGTCCTTGTGAGCGTTGTCCACCTTCAACAAAACCAGGCTTTTCTTCTCTCGCTCGCTTGAATGCGTCGGTAAAACTTTCACTGGCAACCATGAGAACCTCCTTATTGCCTGGCATATTAGATAGGAAATTTAGCTTAGTATTTTACACCCTTCTCGCCTTTCTGCCCCTAGAAAGATAGATAGGCAATGCAGATAACGACTTTATGGCGAACCAGCACCCGTCGACGTTTTCAACCCTGATCTTCCATGATGCACCGTTGGCTTTGCTGCCAACTGGAATTTTTATTACCTGCTGGCCGGTACTGTCCGGCTCGATGGTCAACGTCCTGCTCACAACATTGTCAGCAGTGCAAATAATCTTGAGCGTTCCTTCGGTCTCGACAAGCATGTAAAGGAATCGCAGTCGCTTGTTGCCGTCATACCCCAGCTCAGAGGAAAAGGTCTCGAGAAAGGCGTCTATTTGAGCGCCTGCAAAATCAGCGGCACCTCGCACCAGGGCAAGGCCGCCGGCCCCGGCCGCCAGCACATTTCCGCCAAATCTGCAGAATGAATTGAATGGGTAAGATATTTGGGTTATGGCAATACCTCTGCCTTCCTCAATATTGACATCAAGGTTTGTGAGAGTTGCTATCATTGATCACCTCACGCTTCTTCATAGCCGTGGGATTCAGACAGGCTGTTGCCAATACTGAAACCTGCAGACCTACTTTCAGAATGGCTGAATGATTCGCTTTCATGTCTCCCGGTGGAATGAGACAGCCCGGCAGAAACGTTCACAGCTCCAGCCCACGAAGCAACAGACTGCATGCCAATGTTTGCCATAGCCTCGACTATCTTCTCACGTAGTTGAGCTATGGCCTTAGCGAGATCAAGCCGTCTGTCATTGAGTTTGTTCACCGACTCTCGAAGAATTGACTCAACTTCCTTTGCCGCATTAATAATGAACTGACTGTTTTTCTGTGCAAGTTCTGCCTGCATGATCAGTGTTTTTCCGTTAAGATCGGCCCTGTTCCGCGCCCTTTCGTTGGCAAGCTCGGCAATTGCCGCCTGCATCGCTCCGGTCGGCAGGGTGAATCCTCGCGAAGCGAAAAACTCTAGGGTTTCCTGCTCATGCTTATCATCTATAACGTCCTGCCTTGCCTGCGCCCTGTCGATTATTTCTTGTTCTACGGTTGCGCTAAGACCTGTCGCTCCCGACTGAAGGTCTGTTAAAAGCCTTGCTAAAAGCGTAGGGAAAAGCGAAGCATCGAATGATTGCTCCGTCCAGGTTATCGAGGTGGCAATCATGTCGTTCAGGCTTTCGAGGTACCCGAATAGCAAAACTTTCATCTCCTCGGTATTTGCCAAGGAGGTATCGAACCTCGACGACACAATGTTTTTTGTGGTATCTGACCCAGTCCCCGAAAAACCAGAAGCAAACTCACCCTCAAATGGCTCCTGCGGTAGTTTGTCAACAAATAATCCCATTATTCATCACCATGTTGTGTGTTTTGCTGAATATCTTCCAGCCTTATTTCCCCGGCCCTGAAATATATACATTCGAATCCATCGTCAAACGCTCTATCAATGGCATCTTCTGTCATTTCTACAGGATGCCCGTCTCGAATCTCTGTCTTTAATTTATTGTAGAATGCTGCCGAGACTAGACTTGTTATTTCTGTAAAACTATCTGAGCCGGGAACCGTGGCGTAAATTCTCCATTTCGACCTCGAATCAATTCCAACTTTCGTGTACTTCACTCCACAAAAGGTTAGATTCAAATTCTGGTCGTGTGATATGAATGAATTTGAAATATCTGAAACGTTTTCGTCTTGAATAGGATGGGCCAAGTCAACTTGGTCTAAAAACTCAGAGGTATAACTTGTATTTGGATTTCCCGCTGGCAGGCCATACCAACCATCAGACAATCCAGAAAATCCGGTGTCCCATGAAAAATCTACTCTATATGGCGTGTAGGTTCGTACCTCAACATCCTTCGAAGCAGTTATATGTGAGTGTAGATTGCTCGTTTGTTTAATACCTGACATATATTCACTGGTTACTTCGGCAAAAGAATGCCCTCCACCATCTCCACAATTATTGAAAATCTCCGACTCTCCAATTGCGGTTGAATGTTGTCCAGTTAATTCTTCTGCTGAGGTGATACCTGAATCACCAATAGTCCACGAGTATTCAAAGCCGTGACCGCCTCGATAAATAGTATCGGTAGTCGCTAATGCAAGATATGGGACTGGAGAACATATCTGTAATGTTCCTGTTCCATGGTTTTTTGTATAGTTGGTATAGTCGGCGGTATTACTTGAGTATATATTGCAGTAATCCCATGAACTACCAACTTTAGCTACGGTAAATCCTCTTTTTTGATTGCTCGGCGAAAATGATGAAGATTCTATGTTGTAATGAGAATAGCTGTATTTATATTTTGAACTATTCTCAACATCCATAATATACGCTTCAGGATTTGAGTTATCGACTCCTGTGTATATCAAATCAGAAACAGTATAAAACGTGCCGACATTACCGTTTCCGTCTATACTTGTATCGGCCCAGGACATCCCTGAGTAGTCTATCGGTCCTTGCGAAAGTAAACTCCACTCACCGTCAACAGTAGTGTATTTTTGATAAAATATTGCAGTGTCAGACGCCGGTACTGTCCCCGCCATTACTGAGTACGTTATATATAAAATACTCAGGTCATCGGAAAACGCCGCGCCAACAATCAAATCGTTTATGTACTCTATGGATAAAATAAAATCTTTGACGTTCCGCTCTCCTATCACCTGTATGTGTTGAATGACATCGCCGCCGGAAGACACGCTCCTGAATATATTTAATGATGCAATTTTTGATTCTTTTGTATATCTAACTTGGGTAAAATTGGTAATTGATGTGAGGCTAATATAGGACGGAATAAAAGCGAATTTGTAATCGCTGTAGATCCTGTTGGGAATCATAGCCTGTGTCTTAGGAGCATATGTATAGGCTCCCGGCGCGCTCGCTTCCTCTTTGTCGAGGTCCACGGTTATGTGAGTTCCTTTTGCCTGTATGAGCCATTGGAAATATTGTTCAATTGTTTTTTTGCCTTTGTCCTTAACGTCACCAGATATATCAGATACAGATATTTTTACAATCCTGATAGAGAAACTTGACCATGCCTCAATGGTGACATTTGAATACGGTGATACCGTGCGATATCCTACGTTTATTTCCTGGAAAGACATCTCCCGTTCAAGGATTTTTAGTTGTTGCTTCGCAAACCCTATGAAGTAATCCTCTGCAGCCGAATTATGTGCACGAATAATTTCCGGAGGGATCAAACTTTTTTTTTTCAGGAATTTATTACGAAGCATAACGGTGAAACCTTATTATTTCTTGCGCCTTTGGATTGTCGGCAACGCCAGATATCTTTGCCCTTGCGGTAATTCCTCCACTCACCTCGACAGTTGAAAAAGCCTGCCCTGATATGCTTGCTGTCCCTATGCAGATATTCCCGTTAGCTACTGCAGGAGATATTGCGACACCTGATATTTTTACGCTTGCGCGGATACTTCCAAGTGCAACAATCGGATTAGTGGCATCCCCTGATATTTTCGGTGTTTTGGGTTTGATTCTGCCGAGCACGCCAGGGTATGCTGTTCCTCCAATAGTGATCGACGGTGCGGTAATGCTGCCAGCGCAGACAATCGGATTTGTGGCAACACCAGAGATAGTGATTGATGGAGCGACTACATTACCGTTTACAATTTCTGAAGCGCCCGAGAAAGCTATTGCTCCAATGTTTGGTGGAGAATAATCAGCCGGTAAAACGAAATTGACTGAAGATATTTCGGGCGGCGTGTATGCCATTAAGCGGCCTCGCGAACATGATCATAGATCATTGAGTTTTCGGCCCCCTCCAGCCCGAGACAGACGACACGGAAAACATCGTGATGATTGCCGTTGACGCTTAAGGAAAAAGACCCTCCCACAGATTGAGCAGAGGCGTGTACCACAGTCTCTACCCTGTTTCGATATACAAGCACCTTCCGGCTCAAAGGATTCGCTGCATCGTCAGTGACCGTGCCAGCAACAGTAATTGTACGGGCAGTCGAAAGCTGAATCGTGTTACTGACAACGGCAGCAGCCATATCAAACCTCCTTGACCCACACAGGCATAGAGTTATAAAGCGTGAATGCCCGGCCGTTTAATCCTGAACGAAGCTGATGCACATCGAGGGCGGTTATACCGCTCGTATGGCGCAGAAAGACGTTTTTAAGCTGCCCAAGATACCCCTGCGCAGCGGATGCACTGTAAAACTCTGTCAAGATATGTTCGGAGTTTAAAACTTCCGGATAACCGGAAGAGGCAAGTCCTGTATTGGCTACCCATGCCGGGCCTAATCCAGACTTCACCCCTGCGTGATCAATCAGCCGGTAAAGAGTACTCGCCATATTGTTGGCTGACGGGCAGAAATACACCACATCCGCAGCCAGTTTAGCGCCGGCCAGATAGTTGGTTGCGAGCGTCGCGGTGATTGTCGAAGCCGTTTTGGCGGATATTGTGATAACGGCAATATTAGCGGTGTCGCGGATGAAAATCTTTTGCCCAACCCACCAATGAGACGGAACTGTGCCGACATCGATAACCTGATCAGCTCCCGAAGACAGCGCCCCGGCGCAGGTCACTGTTTCCCTGTCGTACATAGTCTCGACGGCTACCCCAAACACCACAGGATAGAAATTCGTCGAAACAGACGTTTCCCTTGAAATGCCTAAGACCTGGTCGAGATCGCCGTATACCCAAAGTACCGGGACTGCCGCATCTGGAATATTCCAGTTATCTGATGCGTTGTACGCGGTCACTCCGGCATGGGTTGAGTTATTCCAATACAGATAGCCCTGAATAAGGATGTAGTTCGCCTTGTACGTGCATTTGAAATACAGGTCTTCTGTGCCTGACTCACCCGCAGAATAAATTACGAAATAATCGTTTGTCGCGATGGTATCTTCGTCCGTTGCGTAGACCGCATCGTGCAGAGTCCAACCTATACCATCTGTCGAATAGTCGTAACTGCCATTTCTTTTGCAGACAAAATCCCGGAAACGCTTAAATACCTCGGCGCGGTTTGCACAAGATAAGGCAACTAAGTTTGCATATGACATTCATCCCCCCTTATTGATTCGGGAAAGTGAAGTTGAACGAATTGACTGTGACAGGATTGTTCTCCACGATAGTCGTGTTGCTCATCTGGATCTCATAAGATGAAGATGTCCCGATGGCTCCATCGACCCTCGCAGATGATGTATCTGCCCCTGTGGTTACCGTGTTGTCATACCACCTGAACCAAATCGCAATCGTACCTGGAAGTGGACCAGCAGCAGCTGTTCCAAGACCACTCCATATCTCAGCGGCAGCCTTGGCCAAAACGCCAGCAATCGAATCCCCCATATTCAGGCCGTTATCAGCCTGCCCTGGAGTGAATACTCCAGAGTTAATGGTAACCTCGAGCAGGATATTTGCGTCTCCCTCTGATGCGTCAGCATCCGCCGGCTGTGCCCCATCAAAAAAACGCAGGATGCTGTTTGCCATGACAGCTTTCACGCTGCCGACAGTATTGACTTTATTTATAAATCCAGTTGATAATTTTTCGGCCATCTAGCACCTCTACCAAATTGTGTTGAAACACTGCCCCTTATCGACAACCGTGGCACCCATTGCGCCGGTAGGATAAATCAACCTGTCCTCTGAAAATACCTCTAACCTGCCGTCCTCTGTGCCGACGCACAACCCGTCATCGCTCGACCACATAGCCGATTGCCCTGGGATCTGCAGGGCTGTCTTCATTAGATCGACCAATTCGTGACTTACTGACCATTCATGCGCCGGTCTTCGTGCTGGTTTTGCAATCCACCGCAGGCTTTTGAAATCATCGGCCTTGGCGATAAAGCCGATCTCTTCCGCCGTGCTCACCCACATCCCGCCTTCGACCGCCTTCATCATCACGACATTTGCGCCGAACTGGAACCGCCTCTTACTGAAATTGAATTTTCCAACAGAAGCAGGTTCGGCGACATAGATGATATCGCCAATGGCAACCCACATCGACGTGAGCCAGTATTCAAGATGGGTGGCGATAGGCGCCGGGTAAAAAACCCTTTCCGTGGGAGCCCCAACGTGTTCGGTCTGGTCAGGCCAGAAATCAGACACGCCACCGACTATCATGCCATTCTGAATGCCATTGCTGTAGTAGGTCTTTTCTCCAACCTGGCAGAAGGCCACACGATTACCCTTGGTAAGCCCTGATCTAACTCCAGCAAGAGAGTAGTCGTTATTGATCTTCATGATGGCTGAATCGACAATCCTGTCCTGCACCACAAACGCATCACCTTTGTTTCGGAACAGCGAATGACAAAGGAAATCTGAATTCAGAATTGAATAGCCAGGAGGCAATTCGATAACCCCTGACGCGCTGATCGCGACATCCTTCGCGACGGCGAGATACAGATGAGAAGATGGTTGATATTGATCAATCTTGTTGTTCAGCCCGAGTGATCGCTTTATTAATGGCCACGGATCGGTCATATCATTTTACTCCCAACCAGCTGAGATTCGTGGACGGTCTATTCGGAAACTCCTTGCCTTGCTGCTCGGCGTAATCGTCAAGCAACTCGATCTTCTCCAGAAACTTCGCTTCGTGTTTCTCAGTATTGACCTTAGCCCCCTCCATGCCGTCTTCGATCTCGTTAAAGATTTTGGCGCAGGTGTCATGGATGATCGCCCAATCGAAATCATCATTGCCGTAGGCGCCATCTGGCAGGCTTTCGTCTTCCCCTTCTCCTGGAATCACCATGGGGACCGGCAGGCGGTAGAAGTAAAGCTCGATTTCCGTGATTGCCGTTGGCACCTTCTGGTAGATGAGAGAGCCCTTCTTTGTTGCCACGGCCGCAATATCACCAGTATCGAGGCTCAATCCTCCACGGACTCGCGACAATGAAACTGTGTCCTTGAAGATATCGACATCCTTTCCGGCCACCCTGGCCATGAACAGGTTCTTGTGGTAGGTCTCAGGGAGTATGGCTGTCATCTCGCCGACTGTGGTATCAACGGTATCAAATCCGTCCTTCAGGTCGGGAAGGAGGAGAAGGTCAGCGATTCTTTTGTTCGAACCGTTGATAAACTTCAGGATATCAGCCGGCGTGTCGTAATCAGGATCGTTGACGATGCCGATTACCTTGGCTATCAGTTCGTTGGAGTTCATCCTTTTCACCAAGTGCATGCACGGCCCCGAAGAGCCGTGCATGCACAGTTTGAATTACCGGTCTTTATCAGCCGGAAGTAGCAACCGACTCAACCAGGATCGTCACCTTCTTCCCAGCGTTCGCGATGTTGTTGTCGTTGATGACCATTACCAGGTCATGCTTCTCGGCAACTTCCAAGGGCAGGGCAAACGCCTCGATGTCCTGCGAGGCTACGATATCGTGGCCAGCGCCGAACTTATCAGGATCATCCGTACCGCCATCTTCCCGGCTGATATAGCCAAGGTCGATATCGGAACCGGCATTGAAATCGGCATCAGCGATAATCCGCATGCGCCAGTAGGTGTTATACTCGCTCTTCTTGCGGAGTTTCACCACGGTACCATCGGCTTCTGCGCCGGTGAAGGTGTACTCCAGTTTCTCATAGTTGACGTTGCCACAATGCGACTGATGAGCAAGGTCTTTGTAGCATGCTGCTTCGATAGTAGGCATGAAAACCTCCAAAAGTTTTAATCAGTTACAAGGGGGCGTACAAATACCGCCCCCTATTTGTTGAGCGATTAGACCACGGCCGCGTCGAACGCGCAGACACCATAGTCGTTGATCCGGCCGGCAGAGTCGGCAAAGCGAATCTTGGCCAAGCCCATGATCCAGTCCATCCACTGACGCCACCAGGCCTTCTGGTTGTAGAGCTCTCCGTCCATCAGGAAGTTCCCGAAGCCGCCGGGCAGCACCGAGCCGTAAGCCATGGCCAGGGCCTGGCCGCCGAGAATGATACCGCGCTCGACAGTTACGCCGTTCGGTACGGTCTGGTCGTTCTCAGTCGCCGCGTCATCGTCGGCACAAACCTTGACGGACTCGCCAGCCTGCCAGCCGATCGGTTTGTTATAGCGTTTGAACAGGATATTGTCCTTCATGAACATCTCACCCTTGAACAGCGGGTGATTGAACCCGTTGGTCCGTTTCAGGGCATTGGCGACCTGCAGCTGAAAATCGGTCGCGGCGCTCTCGAAGTTGGACCACATTTTGGGTGTGATGAATGCAAGGTACATCGGGTCGGTGCCAGGCTGGGTGTCGGAAGCACCAAGGCTTACCGGCTGCAGCGGGTGCGGCATCAACTCGATTGCCTCCTTGAACTTCCTGGTGTCATCCGGCCCGAAAGTATCGTTGGCGGTGATGGCTGTAAGACCGTCAGTGCCGGAGATGGACGATGCAGAACCGCAGTAGAACTTGCGGTCGAAAGTTGGGGCCGTTACCGGGTTGACCATGATCTTCGCGTAATCCGCATCGCTCGCCAAGGGCAGAATCCGGTCGGAAGAAACATAGGTGCCGCGGGCGCCGGCGAGCAGGTTGACTGCTACCTCGTCGGTCAGATCGCCGTGGTACTCGGTCAGCAGCGGGCGGCCGAGCTTCTTCAGGTTATAGCCAACCTTCTGCTGCTCCATCATCAGCGGCACACGAACAGCCTTGTGGCATTGGTCGATTCTCATCTCGAACCGGGCAGAGCTCACATCCTCCTCATAGCCATCGCGTTTCTCGATGCCCATGGAGGGCTTGCCCGACAGTTTGTGGATGATGGTGACGGACACCAGATTACCGTGAGACTTGGACAGATCGTTGATCTGCACAACCGGAGCAGTCGGGGGAGTTTGAACCTTGCCGTCCCGGGCGTCGATCATCGTCGGCGCGCTGGCGGTCAGCAGGTTGGGAAGGGAGTGCTGCTTATGGCACTCCGAGAAAATGATACGGTCCGCTAAATACTGTTTTGAATCGGGCATGATATCCTCTATTTAGATTCCCAATGCCTTGTCGATTTCGTCGCGGACCTTTTGCGGCTGGCTATTGTAGAAGGCCATCTGCTTTGTGGGGTCCGTAATCGCTTCCATCTGTGCAAGGGCATTGTTTCCGTTGGATTGAACGGGCACACCCGGGGCGCCAGAGAGCGAAGCGGCCGGGGGTGAATTCCCGTCCTGCGCTCCAGGCGTTTTGGTTGCGCCCTGCATAACATCGTTTTTCACCGATTCAACGACTTTGCTGAATCGATCTGCGTAGGGGAGTTTCGCGTACTCTGGATCGGCAAGCATCTCGCCATCCTTCGCGACAGCACGAGACCAAAGGGCAGGGCTGTTCTCTTGCCAGTAGGAAAGCTCATCATTTGCTTCGATGGCTTTCAGTAATTCAGGATCAACACTTGGTTGAGCCGGTGCGGCGGCAGCGGCAGGCGCGGCCGGTGACGGTTGGCCGGTTGGGGCCTGTGCCGCCGGGGTGATCGCTTGCGCCTTCAGAATCTCGATCATATCGGCCAGCTCGTCGCCGAATTCCGTCCGGATTTCCTCCATCTTCTCGGGAGTGAAAGCCGCAGCCGGATCTTTGACGCTGCCAGGGAGTTTGATACCCTTGTCCTGGATGGCGGTCTTGATGGCGGTCAGCTCATCTTTGAGCTGGTTCACCGTGCTCTCCAGTACATCGGCCTTGGCCGCTTTCGCCTGGGTCTCTTCGAGTTGCCGTTGAAGCTCTTTCTTCGCGTGACGTTCAGCCGCCCACTTACTCGGCGGCGCGATATGCTTCGTCAGGTCCTCATCCTTGGCCGCAGGTGCGGCGGCTGGTTGTTCTCCAGGTGCGGGGGAAGCCGGTGCCGGCGAGGCGGCTGCCGGTGCCGTGGACTCTGCCGGGGTGGTTCCCGGTTCGGCCAGTGGCGTCGTTGACGCTTGTGGTGCCGCTGGCTCTTGGGGGGTCGGCGTTTGCGCGACCGCAGCCCCTGCCTCTTCGGCCACAAGCTGGTCTTCGAGTGCCCGCATCTGTTCGAGGCTCATCTCGTTGATCTTTGCTGAATCGATTTCTACTGCCATTTGAAACTCTCCTTTGTTGTGCGTTTTTACGGTGTTGACGCCTCACGAGGCAGAGATTGCATCCCCCTGCCGGGGAGAGACGGGGCAGGTGCATTGCCCGCCGGGGTAGGTATTGCTGCTCCTGATGCACCAGGAGGGAGGGCTTTCCGCTGATCAGGCTGCGGCCCTCCATTGTTCCGGCCGGGGGCCACCATCATGCGGCGGTTGCCGACGGCCGGGGTGCTTCCTGCTAACGAACCAGGGAGAGGCATTAACCCCTGTTCCATCAGCTTGAAATTTCGAATGAGTTGGGCTGTCTCAATGCGCTTCTTGAGCGCGTCGGCCGTGGCGTTGGCCGCCTGGGCGTTCTTTTGCTTGGCCCCTGCCTGCAGGTCTTCGACCTCTGCGACGAACTTCTGGATCTCCAGCTGTTTCATCTGGGCAGCCTCTTCGGCCTGGGCCGCTTCCTGCTGCTCGCGCTTACCCTCATCCTCTTCGTAGCCAAGCTTTTTATTGATCAGCTTGATAGCCTGCTCTTTCTTCGGCATCTCGGATGATTCGAGCCAGAACGGCAAGAGGACCCCTTTGAAATCGTCGGGGATCTTGTCGATGATGGCGGTCAGCCGCATGTGGGTATGCTGCTTGTACCCGGCAGAGGTATGGATATCCTGCATTGCCACCTGGGCTCGGAGAAGAGAAACGCGATTATTCAGGCCATCGTTCAGGGTCACCTGTTTTTTCTGCTGGCCAATCTCCTGGGGAATGCTCACCATCACCCGGCGCCCTCCGATATCCGTCACGACATGGGCAAACGCAAGATCTCCCACACACCTGCGGGCATGTTGGTAGTTCGCATTGATCTTGCCGAGCGATTGGGCACCGAGTTCGGCGATAGACTCGACAGCGATTCCACTCTGGTCTGCCTCTGTCTGACCTTGGAAAGTCGCGTAGATACCGGAAGCGGCGTTGATTTCTTCTCTTGCCCTTTTGCATATGCCCTCCAGTACCGCGATTTTCTCCCACTCCCGGATAACCTCGAACTGCCGGCCATGCTTCTTGTTGATCACGCCGTCCGTGCGGTTGATCTCGAATATTGCCTGGGCGTCGGTCATTCCCTGCAGGGCGTCGTGGTCCTTCTCGATACGGCGAGAGCGGAGGATACGCTGAATCTCCATCGCGGCCCGGTTATACTCCTCCTGTGGACCGCGCATGCGCCGGATGAGACCGACAGGGCAGTTGTTGCCATCCTCCCGGCATCCGAAAAAGGGAACGTAGGGGAAATGGTTATGAGGTTCGGGGCTGGGGCCGTCCCATATCAGGTGAGGACCGACAAACCAGGCCACCCGGCAGACATGAATCGGGACCTTCCGATGCAAAATGCCGAAGCCGGAGGCGAGAATGTCCAGGTGGATCGGATTGTCTTTGCGGAATTCCATCACCGCGCCGTCCTGGGTGGCGAGCAAGTCGCGGGGTTCGACCACTTTGTAGTAGACCTCATAGATAGCTACCCGCGGCCGGCCGCTGTTGTTGTCCAGGACCATATCCATCGGGTCGGTGTACTCATTCATCGAGGTGAACCAATCGACATGGGGGCCTTCTTCCGATATATCGATCGTTCTCCAGTCGCTGAACGTGAAATCAATCAACTCCTCGTGCTGCTTGCCGAGAAAACCTTTGGCTGAGTCCTTATCGAAGAATTTCCGGCGGGCAAGCCATCGGCAGTCGCGGCGCAGATCGATTGACCGGCCGCGCATGTCCCACCATATTTCGTCACGATGAACATCCTCGATGAGCAACTTGCCTGGGGCGAGCGGATCGGGATTGCGGGCAACATGTATCCAGCCAATCCCGACACCTGCCTGCAGCTCGTAGGCATCAGAGCATGCGGTATTGGCATCGGCCAGCCGCATTTCATCGTTCAACTTGTGGTTTACGGCCTCGGCCATCTCCTCATGCTCTTCAGACGCGCCACTGATCATCCAGTCAACCCGGTGCTTGGCCTCGTAGCCGGTGACTGACTCCATCGCCGGGGCGATGAGGTTTATCTGCAACGGATTGAGTCCAAGACTTTCGAGGTAGACGATCTGCTCTTTCGTCCATTGGCGATTGTCCCGCCAGGCCAGATCTTTAGCGGCCTCACCTCTCCATTGCTGCTGGGAGGAAATGTCACTGAGCAGGCTCCGGAGGATCGGATTTGCTTCTGAGAGCTTGAGGATAGCCATAGGTCCTTACCTTTTTTGGAAACCCTGCGTGGGATGGTAGCGGATACCATCCATGACAACGACATTCGGCATCAACTCGCCGCGAACGCGGAACCGCAGGATGCTTTTCCGCATCTGATAGCCGTCGATGTTGGCCACCTCGACCTGGAATTCATCGTCGGAGAGCTCTTCCACGACTACCCAATTCTCGTTGCGCTTGACCGGATGCCCCTCGGGATTATCTTCATAGACATGCACGGTTGCCAGGCTTTTTTCATCGGTCTCGGCGAAGCTGTGGTTCTCGTCGTAATTGTGAGACTCGCTGATACATATCGATTCGCTAGTCCTCTCCGCTATCGACTCGCTGATGCGCTCGCTTGCACTACTTGCTGCTGAAGCCAAGGTATGAATATCACCACTGGTCTTGGTCATATCATTGACCTGCACAACAGGTTCCTGCTGCTCGGTGTCTAATTTCGTCGTGGGTAACGGTTGCGGTGCCTGTTTCCTGGGTGGCATGGTGTTCTCCTGTTCTGCTGGTTAATAAGGCGAAGCCGGCCGGTCCTTGTAGGTCACCGCCGACTTCTCTTCAATGAGTGCTTGCAGGCCTTCACCCTCGCCCATCAGCCCGTATTCAAGTGCCTCGACGGGGTGAGACCATGCGTTCTTGTCGGGCTCATCCATGTGTTTCTCGTCACCGGCCACCTGCAGGCGCCGATAACAGAACTTACCCGCGAGCCCCTTCCTGATCATCTTAGCCTTCTTGCAGATGAGCAGGCGCGGGCGGCCGTTCATGGCGAGTTCGGTCAAGGGGTTGGCAACAGCGGCCCTGCGCTGCAGCGGATCATTGGTATCGCACGGCATGCAGGGGATACCATTCAGATTGAGGATCTGGATAGCCGATGACTCCACCTCCTGTCCCGGGTGCTTGCCCGCCGGATCTCCCCAGCCGATGAATGAATGGCCGGGATATTCTTTGTTCAGGTAGGTCAACAGGTTCGGGGCGAACTTGCTCGCGGACATGCCGGAGGAAACAAACTCGTCCAGGCAATACCACTGCAGGCCGATCTGCTGCAAAATGGCGCAGGCGGGAGTGCGGCCGAAGTCGAAGCCGAGAATTATCGGGGCATCCATGACCGGATCCACATCATCCACGCAATGGGTGGTGTCGTTGTACTCGGGGTGGACCGGCTTACCGTCCATGACGAAGCCGTACATATTCCCCAAATTCACCTTGATCCAATCCTCGCTCTTGCCCTGCATGCCGCGCTCGTAGTAGCGAGGAGCAGCCTTTTCGAGGTTCTCCCGGTTCTCCCGGGCGGGATTGATAACCCACTGACCACTAACCTTGATTACCCCGCCCGGCTGAGTGAAGAACCGCCAGTCGGGCAGCTCACCTTTCGGGGCCAACTCCTCCTGGAATCGATAGAGCCAATGGTCCTCATCACACTGGTTGGTGTCGCCGAACATGCCATGCCATGTGGGCAAGACCTCGCCGAGCATCATCGAGGGAAACCGGCCGTGCCTAAGATCTGCCATATCCACAATCTCTTTCGGCAGCTCCTTGACCTCGGAAAGATAGAACCATGTAACCTGTTGCCCGCGCAGCTTCCGGATATGGTCGGGGCGGTCCAGGGCGACAAACATCATCTCATGCCACACCATCGTCCCGTCCGGAAGCTTGAACCGCATGGTGAATGTGGGCGGTTCCTTGCTCCCCTCCTTCCAAATACCAAGATCGCCAAAGATCGTTTTGAAATCCTTGGCCGTGGTGGACAGGAGCTCGCCGTAGGTGTTACGGATGGAGATGCACTTCGTCGGCCGGATCTTGCGCCGGTTGGGTGCCTGTTTGGTCATCAACCGGAAGGATTTATAGCATGATGTCGTGGTCTTACCACTTCCTAAAGGTCCACTGATGATCGCATTCGTTGTCGTATCGTCGTAATAGGCCTGCAGGACCGGCCCGGGAGGCGTGAAGAGGTAGCGATGGGTGCTCACTCGTCGCCCTCCTTATTCGGATCTTCCGGCCCGCCCTCTTCGTAGGCGCCGTATGCTGGATCGTGGATGATGACAGTCGGCAAATCGTCCTCGCTGGATCTCTTATCGTCGAGGTTGAAGGCCAGGCGCTCAAGCAGCTGGCGCTTGTGCATGCAGCTGGCGAGTTGCGCGGCGGCGGCAGCTTTATCGGTATCGCACACATCAAAATCCTTGGAAACAATCTGCCCTTTGTAACAGAAAACCTTCGTGATTTTGGAAGTCCGCATTTTGACAACCAACTCCTCTTCGAGCTGGCGAAGTTTCGATAGGTCTTTCCTATGGGAAAGGAGAACTCCAACCCTTGTTTGGGCGGCGAGCTCAATCTCGCGTTGCTCAAGGTCGACAGTTGACAGTGATGGTTGACAACTTTCCTGCGCCGTATGATCGGTTGTTAAGTTTTCGGGTGAGGATGTCAACTTTTCAGCAACCCGAGCATCCTCTTCAATCATTTTGGCCTGGGCGATACGCCTTACTTCTGCGGTGTTATCGCGGGTCCATTTCTGCTCGTCTATCTTCTGGTATAGCGCGGTCCTGCTGCATTTATGGCGTCTACAGAGTTCGGAGTTTGAGAACTGAGCAGTCGAATACTCCCGCCTGATCGCGTCCCAATCGAACCTGTCTCGCCCTTTTTTCTCCGTCGCCATACTGTAATCCCCCGTATTTACGCCTATGCTATAGGATTCCTGCCTTAGTATCAATGGATTTTTTTATTGGTTGCATAGGCGGAACCTATAACACCGAAAATGAAATTTTGTTCTTGCATTAGCCAATGGATAACAGTATAAAGGAGATAAGAGTACACCATAGGACTACAGGCGAAAGACATAACAGGTTAAAATCACAACAAAGGAGAACACCATGGAAAATTTCAACGACGATCTATTTGCGGCTATCAAATCTGGAGAAATAGCTGCAGATTCTAAAATCACTGTTGATGTATTTGGCGGACCGATTGGCGGATATGGTTTCAGGAGCGGGGATTGGAGAGTGACAATTGGTGAGGTAAAATTCAAAATGTTCTCCAGCATATCTCACAACCTCAGTTTGCAGGAGCAGGAAAAACATCTGATTGAGACAGTGAGAGACCGAGTAGAAAAGGCCATCATCGGAGAAACCTATATCAATAAATATTCTGGCAACCGTGAACTGAAATATGCCAGTCAAATGCATCGTATTTAATAACACCCCCCACTCAAGGACTTGATCATTGGAGGACCACGGCGGGGCTTGCGCCCCGCCCGCAGTCGAGCGGTCAAACATCACAACCACAACTGAGGACACCTATGGAAAACGAATACAAAACGTACAACAGCAAAGGTGGATTTCTTGCTGCCTATGGTTTGGGCTGGAACATCGCGGACATTATGAGGAATCAGTACAACCTCACCAACAGAGAAGTGTGGAGAGTGGATTTGGTAATCTCCGGTCAAGTTATATTAAGCGTGGAAAAAGGAGAACTGAAAAGGGCGCTGGATTGTAATATGACCGACGAACTGATCGAAGTGTTACTCGCTGAACGCGACCACGCACGAGCACAGGTTGACAATGCAGTCAAATTGCTAACCAGTATTCACGCATTGCTGTACCCCGCACCTATAAAGATAGATGACGGGCGCACGATGGTTTTCAGACCGAAAAACCCTGACCCGCATGAGGTTCTTCAGGAGTTAAGCGACCGTATTCGTGCTATTCCAGATAAGATAAAACTTCCGGCCCCGCCGAAGGAGGATAGGAACGAATTATGAGAAACAGAAAAATCACGAGAGAGGAACGGGCTATGGAGAAATGGCGCATGGTCGCGCCTTGGGTACTGATTGCCATCTATGTGGCGGTCGGAATTATAGAGAAAATATAAGGAGGTCAACATGGGGACCAGAAGCATCAAGATCAAAACCACCTGCAGTGAGAACCACGTCAATACCACCCTCGCGTCACCACTCGCGCCCCTGGGCGATGTCCGTGATGCATCGGTGCAGATCCGGCAGATCAACAATATTCCCGCCGACGTGCCGACTGCGGCAGTAATCAGGCTGTTCGCCGGAACCTGCGATATCACCGGACTGTGCGGGAATGGACATCGTGAGCGGTTGGAATTTGATTACTCCGAGTTGGGGTATGGGAAAATCATCAGATAAGGAGAGGTATGCCAACAGTAAAAGCCGTCCGTGCCCTGCTCGGCGTCTCTCAATCATCCATGGCCGTGCTACTCGGCACATCCAGGTGCCGCGTGAGCGATTGGGAGCGGGAGACTTCGACCAGGAAGGAAACGAAACAGATGAAATCGCACCTGCGAGCATTGACGCTGATCCATACCGCAGGGCTTACCGGTCAGTTGATCGAATCTTTGAAGGAGGAAGGGAAGTGAAAGAAGACACCGAAAAAACCGCCTGGACCGCCATCGTCAGGAAACCGTCCTACATCATCGACGATTACCCCGAGCCGTACCATGGCCTCCAGGTCATGGCCGACACGGCGAAACAGGCTGGCGAGTTGGCCATCATCAAGGCCTACAAAATCGACGAGTGCGAGGGCAGACTTCCCTTCGACCAAGGCGACTACGAGCTCGTGGCGGTCCTGTGTGGCTTGCCTGAAATCACGTGGGGCTGGTCGATGGATGCCGAGCCACCAGCCGAGCCGGTTTACCAGATCCTGAAGCAAAGCGAGTGCGAAACGTACCGCTGCAATTGCGGCAATACCAAACACGACGAGGGTTTCTTCCAGGTCGACGAGCAGGGCGAATACCTTTCCGACATGGACACGCCCGTCACCGATCGGTTGCTCTACAAGTGCGGCCGCTGCGACAAGATTATCGAGATAAACGAAGATTCCCTCGACGCTTAACCTTTGGACCAAGCCGGGGGCTCTGTCCCCGGCGGCAGTCGAGCGGTTAAGGTCAAATCAATATCAAAAAGGAGAAGGGAATGCTGAAGACGAGAAAGGCAAAGCGGCTCCTGTCAAAGTGGGAACAGAGCCACCTGACATCGGTAGGAATCAACCGGGTTGAGGACTTCGACGAGAAACTCGCCAGGATGGCGAAAGAGCAGGCTGACCTGGAAGCGAAGCACGACAAGGATATCCCGGTGTTTATCGGCTGGTGCCCCACATGTTGGGCCATCGGCAAAAAACTGAACATGATTTGAAGGAGAGAGAGGTGGAGAAACCGAAGAAACACGGCAAACCTTGGTCGGTTGCCAATTACACGAGGCTGATGGACCTGATAGAGAAGGGCATATCGCCACACCGAGCGGCCGCGCTATTGGAGAGAACAGAGGGAGCGATCGACAAGAAAATCACCGTCATCAATGTCATCAAGATGATCAAATCCGGGGATCCAGACATGACTATCAGAGATTTCAACAAGAAACAGAAAAAGCTCTCGACCGAAGAGCTGGCCGTCATCACCGATGCCGTTTTCAATGCGGATTGCATCGGCGCCGGCAGGCTCACCTACGCGCAGGAAGCGATTGAGGACGCCGGTTTCACCTGGACCGAAGCACATGAGCGGTTCGTTTTTGAAAACTTTGTCGAGAAGGAGCAATCCAATGCCCGATAAAAACAGAAACTTCGGCAGGATCAAACAGGCTGAACGGGCGCTTACTACCCTGGATTGTCGTGATGACCTTGAGGCCGATATCGTGGACACGATGACAAACCTACTCCATCTCGCCCACGCTAACGGCCTGGACACTCCGGCAATTCTACGGATGGCAAATATCCATTTTATTGAGGAGGAAAAAGGCAATGGCAAAATTTGAATTTACTGAAGATTTTTACCGAAATGTCATCGACGGTGGGGTTAATGCAGTGGCAGGGCAAGATGGTAATTATTATTTGACCAACCTTGAAATCGTGATCACTGAACGAAACGAAAAGGTATTCACTTCTATGTATCAGAATGAAATATTGATTGCCCAAATGAGTCTTCCAGCCGGTGGCCAACTTCATCTTGCCGGTATGGCGATGGGGATAACATTAGGGCACGAGTCAAAGGCAAAATTCGAAGAAACCATTGCGATGAAACAAAACTGGTTTCATCGCATGATGCAGGCAATAAAGGGGGAAAGATGATCGAAATCTACATCATCATGCTGACGATAGGCACATCATCACCAGGCGCGATGCTGGGCGTATCGGTCGCGGCCGCAATCCTGGGCCAATAACAAAACTAATGGTTGGATATGGAGACAAGATGATAATTTTTGGTATTGAGGTTCACCGTGTTCGAGGGGAAAGTTTTGAAAGCCAAGTTGAAAAGCTTAAAACTGAAAACCAAGAGTTAAGAATAAGACTTGAGAACAAAAGTGTAACAAGGGGGCAAGCGCTTGGGTGGCTAAACGACGAGACTTACGGCCTCATGAAGAAATACCAGAAACTTTTTAACGAGAACTCAATACTGAGGGCCGAACTTGATAAGCTCCCCCCATCACCAAACGGAGAATTGACATGAGTAAGCAAATAGGAAGCGCAGAGGCATACCAGATAGACACATCGATCATCAACGACAGGTTTATCCAGCAGGACATTTCGATGGAAATAATGGGGTTCCGTGAACTCTTACACCGAAGAGTTTTTGATGTCCAGGAAGAGCAAATCAGGCTGGCGCTGATAACGCTCGGATGGACACCACCCCAAAACCAGAAACCGAGCGTACCCACTGATATGGTCGACCTAAATAACATCGAGGCCTCGAAAGACCTACTTAGAAGCATATTCAACGAAGTGGTAAACCGGGGGGCTGCGGAGAAAATGCCGTATCAACATGTAGCCGGTCTCGTGGTTTGCCCGATCTGCGGGAAATACATCGAGGAAAAGGAATGGTGCTGGCCGATCCATTCAATCGGTAAACTGGTCCACCGGGCTTGCCTGGTACAGGTTGAACTCGAAACTGATTTGGAAAAACCGTGGATGGAAACCGCGCTTCATTACGCCCTGGCCCTGGGAATTGTGAAAGGCTGATTGGCTTAATTTAGCTCAAATTTGGCTCATAAAAAAGGCCCTGCCGGGAAACTGGTAGGGCCTTTTGTTTTTTACTCGTCATTCCAACACTGGCATGTTGGATCATCGCACCCGCAGTGGCTACAATACTCAGCGAACAAATCAAGCCGCTCTTCTTCTGTCAATTTTTCAACCAAGGCTTTTGCCGCCGACTGAACGTTGTCATATTCTTCAGGCGTTGCCTTGCTTGCATCTGGCACTATCGTTATTTTCATCGCTCTCACCTCCCTGGCATGGCTTTTTGCTTTTTTGAAAAGTCGTAGCATAGTTTTAGCGCCGATTCCTCGTCTATTCCCGATTCTATCAGCGGATACCTGAATTGCTGTCCCTGGGATTTTCGCTTTAGTTGCTCTTTCGATTCAGTACGATGTGACTCATCAGCAGCGAAACCGACACACCGTACCGGCTCATTTAGCGTTCCCATGAACTTATCGAAAACAACAAACTTTTCACGGGTACACCACCTTCCGTGCTGCCTACTCGGCCATCCAGCACCAAACGATACGCGGCCATCTTTATGCACGACAAGTCTTTCCATCATCCAGTAATCAAAAGGAACAGGAGGCAAAGTGACCAATGGGGCTCCGGTAAGTTCTGCAACTTGTTGGACAGCTTTCTTTGTTTGGGGAAACTCCCACCTTCCAACATCAACATGAACCAACAGATGAATAGGGATTCCTCGCATACGCATGTCTATCGCAGTTGCACATGAGTCCTTTCCCCCTGACAGTGATACGATATTCAAATCTCGACTCCTTTAATGACGGGTAAAATTGGTTGATTGTAGTTTCTACTGTTTCAGGCGCATTCCGCCCGCCGAAATATCACCGCTGTCCCGTAAAACACCATGGTGAGGCCGATCCCTTGCAGGATACTCCCGCCATAACCAAAGGCCCACATCCCGACGATGACCGCCAGGATCGGCACAGCCCTATACAGCGCCCCCGGAATCCAGATTCTTCTCAGCATTCTTCCCTCCTTGTGCAAAGAGACACCACGGCCGCCACACACAGGTTCCAAATCTCGAACAGCTGCTTATAGACCGCATCGCCCTTCTGCCGCTTGAAATAGTCAATGAGGAATTCATATTGATAAACCAGGTTACCCATGGCCTCCATGGTCGACCTCACCCGCTCGTTGCCTTCGTACTCCCATTCCCATAATGGATTGACGAATTCACCATCGACCATGGCTTTCCACTTTTTACACATCGCGGCCAACTGCACCAGTTCCAGGTGGAGACCGGTGTTCTTCTCCGGCTGCTTGTCCGAACTCTTACGGAATTCCTCCACCACCTCGTTGAATTCCTCGGTCAAAGCCCCGAAGGCCTCAAACTCGGAACAGAATGGGCCGTTTATCGCCAAGGCCCGCTGCAATTCCCGCCCGACCTCCGTGAGGATCTCTGCCGCGTCGGCGTCAAGATTGATTTTTACCACTGCTTCCCCCTCCTATTGGTTTGCAAAGTTGCTAATCTCCTTTTATGTCCGCACAACTAAGTCCTTTGGTGGCGGAAACTATCCGGCCATTGAGATATGCGGTGATCTCTGAACACGACCTATCGAGTATCCGCGCATCCTCTGCCGTATCAAGGAAAGGATCTTTAACAAGATGCACCCGCTTTACCTCGTGAAGCATGGCGGTAAGGTAGATGAGGATAATATCGTCCTCATGCTCGATTTTCATGGCGCAACCGATATACGGTGCGACAGCCTTTTTACACCTAAGTTTCTTTTCCACTACAGTCCTCCTTTGTTCTTTTCCACCACCATTTTGATACTGTCTTTCCACCTGATTTGCCGGTCATCTTCGAACCAGGTGTAAAGCTCCATGATCTGCTCATCACTCTGTAGTTTGAGAATACCGTCGACCAGGTGGGCGTGACTTTTCGGCACTCTCAGCTGAGGCTTGTTCATTTTGCCGATCCAGATTGTTTCGGTCACGAATTCCCGGACCCATTCGACCAGGATCTCCGCCATCTGGCAACCTTCGAGCATCGGCTCAATGGAAACAGAGGTGGCAAAGCCGTTGCTGTATGCCAACTCCAGGCACTTCCTGCGCTCTCTCGGCAGAGGTGCCCCTGGTTCCCACAGCAATGAGACGCTTTCCTGTACCGTGCCTATGCTGAAGCGGAAAAGAATCTGCTTCCGGTATGGCTCGAATTCACGGACCATCTTTTCCACGCACTCCATACGCGGCTTGCTGACGATCAACAACCTGTTGCCCTTTTCGAGTATCAATTTTGCCACTCGAATGTAAGCGTCAAGGTTGAAAGGCGTGATATCGTGACTGCTGGGGAACATGATGACGCCATCTTTCGCCGGGTATGCCTGGATATCGGCCCGCTTGGTAAGCTCCTCCCGGCTCCAGTTGGCTCTATCTCTCTGCCCAAACCGATTGGCATTGTACGCGGCATAGCAATACAGGCACAAATTCGGGCAACCCCGGCAGATGTTTTCGTTGACCTCGGCCCATTCGGCCGTTCCTGTTCCTTTCCTCTTTTTATCAAAAGATGATTCCATCGCTCAATCCTCCATCATGTAGACGGGAAGAATGACCCACCCGAGATAATCCAGCCTTTCGGCGACGGTCCCGCGCCATCCTTCGGCCTTGGCGCCAATCATGATCTTATCTCCGACTTCCCTCTCAGTTTTGCCGGTGTATTGTGGCAAAGGGAAACGGTCACCACTGGCGTTTCCACCGAAGGCTATATACCCAACAGGTTTTCTATCGGTTTTTACTGGCGGCATGGTCATCTTTCGCGGCACATCCATATTCCCGCCGACACATCGATCGATCTCGGCGCCGACGGTATCAGGGACTCTCGACTCAATATTTTGCTGATAAACCCTTACTCGTTGGGTCAACAAATCAATACTCTCGATATGCTCAGGAAGACAATCAAGAGCCACACAGGCCCCGGCATATGCTCTTAGCGCCGGGAGAAGAGCCTTGTCTTTTGCACAGAACACCACGGCATTCTCATGGGTATAATGATTGCCGTTTACCGGGTTTACCGCCGTGAATACGAATTTCCTGTCGATCATCTTTCTTTCTCCACCTTTTTGAATTCAACTACGTAGACCAGGGGATTGCCGTAAACCTGCCATGCCTTCCCCCGGTGCTCTCTTCTCGCCCGCACATCCTCCCACGGATACGACAGATAGCTGGTTATCTTGCCATTATTTTTTACTGGCGATGGCGCGGCGTTGATGGAGTCCCAAAGTGCACTGAATGCGTTAACGGGGTCCAAGTATCCCTCTTCATTGCCACCATCATAGAAATACCGATCACCGGTTATTTCTTGATGATATCCGCCGTTACAATGACACCCTATGATGCAATTCAACTCCTCATGGAGACCTTCAGCCAGCGCATCTTCCTCGCTGATATCCTGCAGCCACTCAATACGCACCCCGGTAATTTCCAGGTCGATTCTGCTGACCCAACGGGGCATGTGAATTGATGGTTTCGGCCATGTCCAATCCCCGGCGAGAGGATCTCCGTCAGCCCAATACCATATCCGTTGGTTTTTCCCCCACTCACTTGGTGGAACATCCATCAACCAGTCTGGACCGGAAAACGTTTCCCGCACATACAGGATATCCCCCACCTTCCCATACGGGCACCGAGCGAGAAGAAGTGGCCAGGCCTCATCCATCATCTCCTCTTTGGTCTCATACATCCCATGCCCGCCATCACCCCAAGGATAGAAGGCATGCCATAGACCTTGATCTTCAACGAAAAAAGGCTGAACATCGCACACCCGTCTCGTCATCGTTTTCCTGTTGTCGATGATCGCCAGGACCATGGGCGCCTTGAACAGGATCCCTCTTTCCATTTTTCCGTCAGCTCGTTTCATTCTCCATCTCCCCCGAAAATTTCCTTGTAAACGTCCGCCAGTTTCCGCCAATCCCCCATCTTTGTCCCGCTAGGAGTGATGGTATTTCTGTCCAGAAATTCCTGAAATTCTTCCTTTGGAAGTTGATGCTTGTCGGTGACCTCATTTGACTCCCTGACCTCCTCGAAGGCATCGACAAAAGGTTTCACAGCTTCCTTTATCGCGAAGAAGTCGTTTTCGTTAAGTTTGAGAACCTCCCGTAAATCCTCTACCTCGCGTTCCAACCGAAGGATCTCGCATTCGGTGCAACCTTCACCGCCCCACGGTTCACCATGAGTGCAAGAGCCAGGGTCTTCCACCATTCCAGCATCGACCATCTGGCTGAAAGTATCTGCCATTTCTCCACCGCCTTTCAAAAAGGAACATCCTCTTTTCTATCGCCGGAAGCCCAAACGACATCATTCTTCCGGCATGTATCGACCAGTTTTAAAACGTGGAAATTTTCTCCTGGATGGTTCCTGGCCAGTCTTTCAGCTTCTCCCCTGTCTATGCCTTCCGATTGATGTTTGACGGTTGGTGCCCCGTGACTTTCATTCCATACCAGATAAAATTCCCGCATCGTAAGCCCTCCTGTAAGGAACTCCAACATAGGCGTAAGCCTGCACACGCCCCACCTCCCACGCCTCAAGTTTGATCGTCTTCCTGATCGTCGGCGACTCTTTCAGTTCCACCTCGGCATTGTTTTTTTCGCGAAGCTGCTGCAGCTGCTCGGTTGAGGTGCCACCTTCTTTTTTCTTCCGCTGCTTGACCGGTTCCTGCTCGACCGCAGGCTTATCGACAGGCCCGAGCCTGCCGGAGCATCTTGGACAAAGTTTCGAACTTCCGCGGTCCAGGTGCGCCCGGCGAAGGGTGACCTCTTGGCCGCAAGTGTGCCGGCACAACCACCACTTTGAGAGACCACTTGACTTCAATCTGATCACGGTAAAGCCGTTGATCTCCCTGCCGGTAATATCTGTCTGACTATTTTCCTTTTTCATGACCTTGACCCTTTTCTCCTCCCATGTTTTTCTGAAAAAGACATCCATCCTTTCGGCATGCGCCGGGAATACACCTCACCTGTCGGCTTAATCCCTTTCCATGCATAATCACAAAACAACCGGTAATGCCAAACCTCCATGGCTTTTCCTTGTGGTGTTTGTGGCGATTCGATCCACAACAGTCTGGTATCGTCACCGAAAAATGCTTTCGCCAATACCTCGGCCCGCCTGGCGAGATATCCTTCATCGAAAGAAAGCGACAAGTGGAAGCAGCGTTCGTAATCAGGATTTTTCCACCACCCGCAAGAGTGGTGCCCCTGGTCGCGTGTGAAGATTACTTTCGCGCCAGCTGGTATAAAGAAACTGCGGCATGCTATCAGATAGTCGAATGTTTCTTTGGTCCCGTCATAGAGTCCGGTCGCGGCCCTGGCTTTTGCGCTTATCACCATGTCTTGCAGATTTATAAATACTGGATTCTCCACAACTCTCCCCCGTTTCGACCTTCAGTTTTTCTTCTTCACCTCGAAAGTGAACTCCACCTTCTCCTGGTCGAACCCCATCGTGAGGATTTTCCCGAGAGGTGCCGTGTCGATCTCGATGACAGGAACAACCACTTTCCCGCCGAGCCGCTCCACGAGCACGAGAATCAACTGATCCTTCATTTCGTCGAGCGCTTTGATAAGTTCGACACTCTCCGGGTCCAACTGTTTCGCCAACTCAATTCCTTGTCCCATAACGCCCTCTCGTCTTTTCCTCGATACATTCAGGGCAACGAACATGCTGCCCGCCACTTGTCGCGAGGATCTTTGTTTTATGCCGTTCGCAATACGACTGCTTTCGGTCCAGTTTGTAGCACTTCCCGCACTTATCTTTTTCCTGGCTCACTGTTTTCTCCTTCGATCAGTAGAAGGCTATCATTTGGTTGCATGCCTCCTTCCAGAACCTTGGCGGCCTTTTGCTGGTCACCAATGAACACCGGACGGGAAAGCTCGCGATAGCCATTAGCTGAATTATCGCAGTCGATTATCCCAAACAACCTTGTCGGGTGCTGGGGAATTTCCTGCATCACTGAGAAACCTCGATACCTGGTGCAAAATTCCTTGGAGACAAATGGAATCTCATTCTCCTGGGATTCACACATTGCGACCCACCCGCCCATATCCTCTATAACTCGATGAATAATCGGATCATCAAAGGACACGGTTTGATATGAGCCCACGCGCCTAATGGCTTTTTCGACTTTCGACCAGGCCAGCAAACTCCTGTCGCTGGATGTTCCTTCGATCATCTTGATGATATCCGCCGGTTTCGGCTTATAATTGCCGAAATCAGGGCTCTTGATGAATTTTTGAACAGCCTTGACCACCTCCTCGATGTCGTATTCCTTCAGGGCATCCCACCAAAGGCCGAACATTTTACTGTCTTCCAGGGCAAGGTCATAAAGTTTTCCAAAAGGATACATGACCGTTGAAAAGTCCATTCTGTCATTCTTCCCTTTCATTCTGCACCCTCCACAAATTCGTTTATCGCTTGCCGTATTTTCTGGTCTTTCATTTCCGTAAAGGTCTTCGGCTGACGGTTGCCGCCCCTTTCTCTCTGGTTTTTCTCCCAAGTGATGATTGCAGACTTCCAATTTTTCATCTTGGTCTTGCCGTACATCCAGCCTGTTGTTTCGTAGTGGGCTATAAACTTTTCAGGATCGATTCCGTTTTTCCTTTCTTGGCAATAAGCCGTTACTTGAGGGAGAGTTGGAGGTGTGAATTTTTTACCCCTATCTATTGGAGAAGGAACAGGAGAAGGAGAAGGAGAAGGAGAAGGAGAAGGGGTTAACGGCGCGTTAACGTCACGTTTACGCCGCGTTAAGGTTGCGTTAACGCCGGTAAGTTCCCGAAATTCTTCCATTGTTATTGACTTTCTACCTTCACTTTTTAGTTTTTCGTACAAATCTGCGTGTGTTTTTGCCATTCTGGTAAATCGTGATGCATCACTTCTTGCTTCAGATCCAACAGCCCACGAGTTGTGATCACCCCAATCATGGAGAGAATATTCAACCTCTGAATTTCCCGTTAACGCGGCGTTGACATCAAGCCAACGTAGCGTTAACGCCACGTTAAAGAATTCTCCGGGTGATCCTTTCCATTTTGCAGCTATTTCAATATCTTCAGCATCCATGCCATGAAGTAATCCGCAGGGCCTGTTAACACGACTCCATAACCAAAGACAGAGGAGGCTTTTGAGACCATCAACCCCGAGTCTCCTTTCAAGTTTGATGGTTTTCGGATGATCAAGAAACTCGACTGAAATTCTGATATCTGTGCCCATTTCTTTCTTCCTGATTTCGACCCACGTACCTACAGATTTAGGGCCAAGCGACACATCACCTGGCCATTCGGAGCTTATTGCCTGTTATCTGATTTTCTTCCCCGTAAATCTTCCTTTGATGTTCGCGAAGAAATGCTTTCCAAGTGACTTTGCCGCCACCAACTCGTCATATTCCTTTTTCGTGACTCCTGGATAATGGTAAACCCCGGTTTTGAACTGCAAAGCCATTGTCGACGTTTTTTCATCGTATCCGTGACCGGTGATGGATGATGATTTTGCCGCGGTGATTTCAATTTTCGGTTCTTTTTTCTTTTCCATTTTTCTCCTTTTGCCTTTCGGCGTTTTTGAAAAGACTGCTTCTATTTCGTAATCAACCATGTTGCCTAGCAACGTTCCCATGTTTTTACTTCCCGACAAAGGCGCATGACAAACCTGCAATTTTCCTTGTCGAATAAGTCAATCTTTCCGCCTGGGAAGGTGGAGATCACCTTATATGTTTTGCCGTGCCACCTGAATTGATCTCCGACACGGATAACGTCTTTTCTGCTCATCTTTGACAATCCTCCTGGGCACAGTTAATATATTCCTGATAAATGTCGGGGAATTTATCTCTTGCCATAGTTAAGTATCTGTCCGATTCCAAGATACAGTCGTTCGCTTCTGCCGAGTTAGGATAGTAGCCGAAATTTTCACCTGCCAAACATTCCATTTGTTTGCGCAGATATTTTAATTTTAATTTCACCTTTAATTTTAACTGCTTCTCGTCAATCATCTCTATTCTCCTATCTCGTGCTTTTAGCGAAGAGCAAAATTAATCTATTTCCATCCCTTCTCCGATAAGGTTAAAACCTGTACGATCAAAGCATTTTATAGAGTTTTCCTTATCGTGAACAATGCGAACACATAGGCCAATCCTGCTTTTCATCCACTCAGCTGTATACTTCTTGCCTTTTGATGTGACAAATGGATGGTCCCTACGCTTCCCCCTGATAACTCTCTCGTGACTATTTCTCATGTTCCATAACCCTTAAAATAGATAACCTTGGGAAAACCTTTTAACCGCTTCACGACATTGCGACTCTCTCTTCTCTATGCCGATAGCCATTCGCCCTGCCTTTCTTGCTACGTTGAGCATAGTTCCTGAACCGGCGAACAAATCAACGAGCAGCCCTCCTGCTGGAACGCTGTACATTACCAACGGAAAAATAATCGCCTCTGGTTTCTGTGTTTCGTTTACCGCATAACCATGACAGCTTTTCGAATAAATAACGCTACTTGCGAGTCTAGGCCCACCGTCAACACTCGAATAACTACTGTCTCCAATGTCTCCCCAATGTGGAGTTCTGTTTTTTGTTCTTTTCACTTTTTTTGAAACAGCGTCATAGGTGAATTGAGGTTCTTTGAAAATATCGACCCACTTCCCTTGATAAAAATGGAGGGCTGACTCGTGCACTCTCCTGAATCTATCATTCGCGCTATTACTTCCATTATGCTTTTCCCAAACGATATCTTGGGCGAAATTCCATTTTGAAAACTGGTTTCCTTTCTCGAGAAACATCCTCATTGAACCAAAACACCACATTTGATTTGACACTCCTGCCGCCAACTCTGGCCATCCATCTGGCCACTTATCCCAATCGAGGCTTGTTTCTCCATATGGAGGATCAGTTATTATGGCATCCGCTTTCGGGAGAAATGGCAGTAAGGCCAGTGACTCGCCGCAGTAAAGAGTCACCAACTTGTCTTTATAAAATGGCTCTGGCAAACTCATTTAAGCCTAGCTCCACAACATGGACAGCTTTCAGTGTTGGTGGTTATCCTGTATACTCCTGCGCCGAGATTGTGAATTTTGTACGGTATTTTGCACCCAGCCAGTTTTGCGACAAGCCACTTAATGGCAACCATCGAATCGAGTATCTTGTCAATGCGCTGTGATTGGAAAATCTCACTCTCAATTTTTGCCACCCATTCTGGATTAAGTTTTTTCGCCATGGCTTTCGCTCCATTTTCAGTACCAGCCAAAGACTGATATTAGTTTCAGTTACTGCTTTCCTCGTTTTTCTCAATTTCGTGAGTAATTGCCGCATCAAGCGAGACAGCCAAATAACGGCACGGTCTTCCCCGGCCATCTTTCGCCCTGAAGTGAATCTTCGCTTTTCCGCGAACCCTTCTGTCCCACTGCTCCCCTTCTTGCCAGTGTGGCTCGTACTCAAGAACGAACTCGGTGATCCCGTTTTTCTCTGCCAGTTCTGCGACAGAGTTAGCAAAATTTATGTGAGACTGAGGTATTTCGATTGCCTTTATTGTTTCGATTTTCTGCTGCATTTTAAAAATCTCCTTTGACTGACACTAGTTTCGAGTTGATCTTATCCCGGTCTATTTATGCAGCGCAGATATAAACTGGCTTCCCGGTATATCCTGCCACAAGTTTCTTGAATAACTCTTCGTCCGAGTTTTGCTCAGATAGGTGAATCAAGTGGATCTCCTGAAGAGAAGAAAAATCCATCTTATGAAGTAAATCAACCACCCGCTGAATGCTCATATGGCTATCCACCAACCTTTTCCGGCGGGCAGGATCCACGAGTCCGGATTGAATATTCTCTGCAAGGATTCTCTCACAGAAATTCGCCTCAACCATAAGGTGCGTCACCCCTTTAAACTTGTATCGGCAATACGATAGATCGGTGAGAAAAAGGATTTTGTAAGGTCCGGTGGAAATAAGGAAGCCAAGCGGTTCCTCCGCGTCATGGACCACATCGAATGGTTTCACCATCCATCCGCCTAGAATAGTGAACTGCCGCCTGGATGATACGATATGGAGACGGAAACCTGTCGCACTGATTTCTTCGGCGGTGCCTGCGCTCATATAGCAATCGACTCCCATTCCCATAAACTCTTTCACCCGTCCAGCATGGTCAAAGATGGCCGTGAGTCACGAGGCAACCCACGGCTGATGAAACAGAAAATCCAGTTTGTTGTTGGATTTTTTTAAGAGAAATACCTGCTTCAAGGAATAGTCTTGTTTCTCCATTATCCAGCACATAGCAATTACCACGAGAACTGGAACCAATTGAAGTGATAGTGAGACTCATGACGGTTTTCCTATCGGCACCGGTGCAAGAAGAAGATCGAAATCTTTCTTGGTCATCGGCTCCAACTGTCCATAGACAGGACTTAATCCTTTAACCGCCCACTGATGGACGAATTTAAGATAGTCCCATATGATTTCCTTGGATTTAATGAGGATGTAATCAGCCTTTTCGTCATCGGTCATGCCGTCGATCGGATCGTATCCGCCGAGCGCCTGCTGCTCAAATCCTGATCTCAGAATCAAAGTAGCCAGGATGGTGTTGTCTTCCCGGTCAACTACAGTAGCCACGGAGATGAAGTTGTTGATCATCTCGTAGTTCGGCTCGGATGTCATATTCTCCGGCATTTCGAGGTAGGCCCGGTCAAAAACTTCTTTCGGGGACCATGATTCATATCCGTCAGGGTAGACGACTTTGTATCCCGGCTGACCGTCCCGCTCATCCTCTTCTGCCATCACCTGCTTTACTCCGATGTATGTCTTCACGCTGTTCTCCTTGCGCTCCCCTCGGTGAGGAGGGGAGTTGTCATCTTTGATGATTATCATTCTACGGGCGTCTTCCAGAGTGCTCGCGGCCGTCTTCCAGTGCTCTCGCATGAGAGTTGTATGTGCTCGCCATGCTTTCGTAATGGGTCTGTAGGGCTCTCAGCGCCCGAGCAAGGGTTTTGTCGGCAGCACTTGATAGCCATGGAGATTTTTTCCCAAAACCAGAGCTTTTTACCTCATATTCAACAGAACCGTCTTTTTCTCTTCTTTCAACCTGTAGTGTCGATAACCTATTAAATCCGCTGCTCTGTATCCCGGTGGCACAGAGGTATCCAGAAATGTCTGAAAAAGGGGCGTGCATCGTCCAGGAATATCCAGGCATTATTTTTTTGAGTTCTTTTCTGAATTCAGATGTTTTCATTACAGCATCCTTTTTTGACATCAGAACGGTGCCCGGCCTTTTCTCTGCTGAATTTTCGCCTCTTCTTCCATGAGTGCCCGGTCAGCTTCCTCTGAGGTCATGCCACCAGCTTCCGGTGGGGCCGGTCCGATATCTGCCGGCGGCGGTTCGTTGCCCTGCGGGGGAGTATTCTCGGGAGTGGTTACCGGCTCCTCCTCTTTGGTGATCTCCCCGGTCTCTATATCGATGAAATCCTTGTTCGCCTCCTCTTCGTAGGTCATCTGAGATTCAGCTTCGCGCACCGAAACTTCGTTTTGCTGAAGGACTTGATAAGCGTCATCGATCTTCTGAGAGTCGATGGTGATATTGCCGTAGGCTGCCCGCTTGATGGTCTTAAGGCACATCTCCTCGAACCAGCCTTCCACCTTTTCTTTCCCGGACTTCTTATTCTTTCCGGTCTTCTCGTCTTTCACCCAAGCATCTTTTTCCCCGCCCCAAAACTCAGGACTGGCATGCTTCGGTTTCCGCTTCTCGATATCCTTCATGGACATCACCACGAGTTTATTCCTCGTTTTGTCCTTATAGGCGTGATAATAGAACCCGCCGACGATGGCGCCGCGGTCGAAAGGGTTGGTGACCTTCAAGGTATAGGAGTCGAATTTGTTCTCGTGGTCCTTCTTGATGATCTTGAACTCGTCGGTGGAGAAAACCAACTCACAGGTGACGACAGGCGGTTCGCCAAGAGCGTACTTCTCGGCCTTCAGTTCGAGGCCGCGATACCCCGGGAGAAAACCGACATCATACTGACCGGTGGTGTTGTTTTTATAAGGGACAAGATGAACATGGTTTTTCTCCAAGGCATCCCAGCCGATACGGGCTGCAGACACGACATTGCGGGCCAGTAATGACATGTTCACGTTCTGCCAGGTTATAGGAACCAGGTCGCGGTACTGCTCGCTCTTCTTCAGGCGCTTTTCCTCGGCCAGTTTTAGTGCAGCATCAAGGGCCATGAAATAGTTCTGCGCCAGGCGCTTCTGGTGCTCGGTCAGGGCAAGCTCTCCCACTCCTGATCCGAATTCACTGACTACCTTGACCATGAACCGCTCGGACATGGATTGTGCCGGCGCGGCTGGGAGATTGGCTGATGACTCGGTGATTTTCTGTTGAGTGCCGGGAATCGGCAGGTCTTGTTGTTTTCCTTGCATGGTTGTTCTCCTTTTTTGTGAAATTTTTACTGACTCTATTTTGATATCTGGCACACGGTGTCTAACAACCAAAAAATCTCCTAAATGTGTCACCACCGTATTCTCCAACCGTAAGAGAAATAATCTCGCCAACCGTATATTTGTCTTTATTGACACTGAGACGGTTTTTGAGAAAGTCAGATACTCCGAATGAACATGCACCAGTGATAACGCGGTAGCACACAATAGCATCTTCAAAACTGAGTTCGCTGTCTGGTGTCAAATCCTCATAATCCGATTTGTCGCGATTTTCAGTTTTGAATCGGAGATCAATCATGGCAGTCTTGACACTATCTACGTGAGCTGTTTTCCCGTCTTTTTCCACCAAATAAAACACTTCGACCTTGTTGATTTTTTTAATTTTATAAATATTGGCGTTGTCAACTCGCCTCTCTGAGATAACCTCTCCAAATATGCCGTCAGCACAACAATACCTGCCATCCTGCCATCTCATTATCGGCGTCTTTTTGCCAATCTCAATTGTTTTTCTCCTGAGATCGAGAGAGCCGCCAACGGTCGGGTTGAAGCCCTCGGGAATGTTGGTCAGGCTCCTGAGATCGAGATAGCCGCCAACGGTCGGGTTGAAGCCCTCGGGAATGCTGGTCAGGCTACTGAGATAGAGAGAGCCGCCAACGGTCGGGTTGAAGCCCTCGGGAATGCTGGTCAGGCTACTGAGATCGAGATAGCCGCCAACGGGCGGGTTGAAGCCCTCGGGAATGCTGGTCAGGCTCCTGAGATCGAGAGAGCCGCCAACGGTCGGGTTGAAGCCCTCGGGAATGCTGGTCAGGCTACTGAGATCGAGATAGCCGCCAACGGTCGGGTTGAAGCCCTCGGGAATGTTGGTCAGGCTACTGAGATAGAGAGAGCCGCCAACGGTCGGGTTGAAGCCCTCGGGAATGCTGGTCAGGCTCCTGAGATCGAGATAGCCGCCAACGGTCGGGTTGAAGCCCTCGGGAATGCTGGTCAGGCTACTGAGATAGAGAGAGCCGCCAACGGTCGGGTTGAAGCCCTCGGGAATGCTGGTCAG